GCAGCAGGAATTTCGATCTCTTGAACGCCTATTGCATACGACTCGGCGAACGCCGTGTAAGCTACGAGTCCAGTATGTGTGAACGCGCAGCCGTGAGCTGCAAACATGGCCGTATTTCCAGCGGACTTCGCGTATACGCATCTTCGGTCTGGCAGGGTTACTACATCTCCAGGCCAATATTTCTCGTCCCGCACCGTAGAAACTCGGTACAAGTAGTCAGTATCAGGCCCAGTCTGGCTCTGAATAATACCCTGTGTCGCAGGAAGATATTGTCTGTTTTTGCCTTTTGCCATCGTATATTACCTCACTTTCTTTAGCTTGTCTTGTGAAGAACAAAACCCAGGGTTTGCATGTTCAGCGGCAGGATGTTATGCGCGCCGTCAATGTACGTTGTGTATGCCGTATGCTGGCCAGGACGAACCATGGGTTTCTTCCGGTTCATCCAGTAGCCATCATGGACTACCGGCTGTAGCTTAGTCAGGTCGAACGCATACATCGGGGTATAACTTGCGCTGTCCAGCGTGTCCAGTGGCAGCACCGGCGTGCGATTAAGCCGCACCAAGTCGCCGCCATCCACTGTGAGCCCACCCAGGCTTTCGCGCCCGGTCGAGGTGTGGTTGTCGTCGCGTTTATCGACCAAGTCCATCAGGTCGAGAACCACGTCGGTTCCGGCTACCATACGCATCTTCGAGGCTCGCTTTTTGATCAGCGGGCTCTTGAGAATGATAGGCATCTTAAAGTGGGTCTTGATGAAGGCTCGACGTGCGACTTTGAGAAACGCAGTATCGATGGCCGTATAGGCCCCCGTGTAGTTACGCCATTTTTCCTGGGAGGCTGAGTCAATACCAGCGATAATTGTGCCAGTAGTCGCGTCGCCGTAGGTCACGTAAGTGCCGTTAAAACCCTCGCCCGTGTTGATCGACTCAGAGCTGTTCAGGACCCGCAGGAAGTACGGAATCGTAAACGGGTGCTTCCTGTCCGTAGCCGAGTCAGGCACGGAAATCATCTTGGTCTCCATCAGATTGGCGAAGGAGATAATCGACCCATCGAGTCTAGTCTGAATCAGGTCAATAAAGCCCTTCTTCGAGTTCTTCTGTTGCAAAATCTCGAACTCGTCCCAGCTTGCGTTGGTTCCGACCAGTGCCCAATGGACGTTGATGGTATGCCCCCGGTCCTGAATGCGTGGATCATCCAGATCGTACATGGACCTGTAGCTTGCGTTTCCAGTGTCGTCGAAAGTAACGTGCCGCTGGATACTAGTTCCGCCGTCGATCTTGATGGCGTCTTTCTCGAACAAGTCCGTGAAGAAGAACTCGTTGTGCTCAAGCGCGTATTCAATAGTCTGATCTGGGAGGTCGTTCTGAGTGAACGTCACCAGGTCAAGAATATCTTCAGGTTGAAATCCCATAGTATACTCCTACTATGCTTCTATCCGAAGCACTTTTTTAGTCTCTGTGCTGTTAAGGCTTCTAGCTGGGGGCCTGTAGGCTTTTCGCCAGTCGCCACGATTTTAGTTCCAGTGCCAGGCTTGAGGGTAATCCCTTTCGCTCTCGTCTTTAACTGGGTACTAATTTTCTTCCGAATAACCTGCTCCTGCACAGGGGTACTGATACTCAGGTGAGCCAGCTCCAGGGCCTTTGGTATACTCATTTCCTGTCCCTGTGACGTTGCCCCGGCATGAATCAATGCAGCCTGATCCACAACCGCCATCCGCTGATCGGTCTGATCCTTGGTAAGACTTCCCCATGTCGTATCGTCGTTGGGGGTGATGCCATAAAAATCACCATATACGGACATTTTCGGATCAGTGAAGAACGTGGTTATCTGCTGTGATACGGCACTGTCTTCCGCCATCGTAGCGGCGTCCTCTCGCGCCTCAGCCTTCTGCATCGCTGCTTCCGCCTTCCGGTCGGCCTGTGCTACTTGAAGATCATAGTTCTGAGCCGCCAATTGTTTCATCACGCTCAGTACACCAGGCTCCTCGCCGAATTCAGCTTCTAGGGCCGATAGGTCGAGGGGTGCTATCTTCTTGGGTTCAGGTACTGCCGCGTCTCCTGTTGCCGGGGCTTTGGCCACCTTGCCAAGCTCGGAAAACTGAGCTGACAGGTTATTCGTATTGGTCAAAGCCGTGGCACACGTCCGTTTCGCCAATGCGGGATTTGCTTCAACCAGGTCCTTGATGTCCTCTTCAGTCCATCCACTGTGTATGGCTGCCCGCATCTCAGCCTCTGTAAGTGCATGCTCGCCACCTGCCGGTTCTCCGCCCTCGGGCTCTCCTTCACCTGCTGGTTCGCCATCCTCGTCCTTCGCTTCGCCTGCCGGTTCCCCTTCCGGGGTAGGGTCAGCTTCGGGCTCGGGGTCAGCTTCCGGGGTAGGTTCAGGGTCTCCCCCTGGTTCGGGTTCCGGGGTAGGTTCGTCACCACGCAACTTCGCTAAGCGTTCATCGACACCAGCCTCTAAATGCTCCTGCTTTTCCGCTGCCTCAGTGGCCTCGGTTTCCTGGGCTTTGACCTCCTCAGAAGTCAATTGAGTGTCCTCAGATTCGCCTTGTTCGTCTTCGTTAAATACACTGTAGTCTACCATTATTCTGTCCCTTTATAATTAATTGGCCCGCTTACACGCGGGGGTCAATAATTTATTACAGAAGTACTCGCCCTAATTTTCTGCCACGCTGCGGCTTTTTGTCGAAGTCGCACGCGTTTGCGTATCTCTCTTGTTGCTTCACACTCGTAAAAGACGGAAGCCCGTCTGGCGTAACATGGACATCCGGAAACAATGCCTTGTGCTCCGGGATCTGATCAGGATGAATCGCCAGCGAGTGTGACTCGTGGTGGTAATCACCGTCGCCGATGCCAATACCACTGAGGTCCCAACGCATCAACTGCCCGCACTTCGGACACGGTCGCTCCTTCCCATTCGTATCATCCATACTCTCTCTGCATTCGTCACATACAAATGTGTGCATTGCCATTATATTGCCCCTTGATTCGCAGACTGCGCGATCGCTGCCACACTTTGTGCCTGCTGGTTAAAATCTTGCTGTGGCGTCGTTACAGTACGTGCCTGTGGATTCCCCTTATTCTGTGCAGCTCCAGGATCAGAAGTTCCTGCCTGCCCTGGATCTTTTGCACCGACAGATAAGTATAAGGTCATTTTCTGCTGGCACATTGGGTCCTGGAAGAACATATCCACATCTTCCAAAATATCCCACTCGTCTGCTATCCTCGTACAATACGCCACAACATTAAACGGCTGACCAACAGCCATAAACGCAGTCGCTGCGTTAGCGGCCCCAGGTATAATATTTGTGGCATACCGCTCGATCCTCTGCGACCGCTCCATAGGGTTGAGCGTGCTCATAGAGCGAGCCCGGAGCTTGAACACGTAGTCCAGGAAATCACCCTGCCGCATTTCAGGTGTCAAGAATAGCTGGATCTGTGCGCCGCCCGTGGCACGTTTAGTTAACGGCTTATTGATCAGCGGATCAGTCCAGAAATACCAGCCCTTGCGCCTCTGTACCTCCGCCGTTTGATCATATAAAATGCTCCGCATATCTTCTACTGAAATTTTGACTGCGGCGGTAGTCGTCTGCGTCTTGGTAGCTGTCTCTTTTCCTTGCCCGGACCCAGGAGCCACAGCCCCGCTTAACGCATCTGGGTTTCCACCCATGTGATTAGACCAGGCATAGAGCTGCGCGAGAGCCGCCTCGTTCTTATTGTTCTGCCCCCCGACTGAAATCTGGTTGATCTCCTTGGGGTTCATTGACGGGATCGCACCATTTGTGCGAGCCTCTTGCATCTTATCGATGGTGTCCGCCTCTGCGGGATTGTAGAAAACTAGGTCTTTCTGTGCATGGATCTGGTCTATGATTTTTACCATCACCCGATTGGTCTCAATAGCGAGATCATGCCAGATGGACATGGGGGCCACTGGAAATGGGTTACCCTGCACTGGGGGCGTGAACGATAGCGGAACGTATGGCCCCTCTTTCGGCCCATTGTAGTCTACCACACTAAGATACTTATTCTGAATCTTCTGAGTCGGATCGCCCATCGTGACAACCTGCTCAATTTCTGGGACATACATCTCGATCACATCGACGTCGTCATTCATGGACACGACAGCAGACTTAGCCTCGTCCGCTATAGTCAGTCCTGAGATATTATCGGTCATACTCGTGCGAGACGAGGGCAACTGTAGTACCGTGTCACTATCATAGATATCAGTATCCAAGAGGTACTGACGCGGTATAGTCGTGCGATGCCACAGGCTTTGTGCCTCACGGATGGTTTTACAAGTCGGATCAAACCCAAAATCATCGATATCGATATTCTTCGCGTACACCTGGCCGGGATCAATATTTACATCCCCCACCTCAATCAGCTCCCCAGCCGCCGAGATGCCGACTTTCATCCACCCCCATCCGAAAAACGCATTCGTCACCCAGGCTCGCAGCTCCTCCTTCATGTGAGTCTGTCTAGCATCCGCATCGAGTGCTAGGCCTAACAACTCAGCAGACTGCCGATGCTCTACATACGGGCTCACAACCTCCGTGACGGGATTGCGCATAATCAGGTTCGGCACGTAGCTGGTAATCGTATTGAATACGAGGTTCAACGGCTCGCTCCCCTCGACACCGAACGTATCACGATAATAATGGCTCACGTAGGACTTGAACAACATCGCCTGGACTTTATTGAAGTGCTCCATCCGCTTAAAGCCGAGGATGACGATGTTCTGTACTTGCTGTTCTGTAACTTGTTTTGCCATTTATGCCACCGTGAAATTAAATTTCTTTCGTTTACTCGCTCCACGTTGCGATTTACGCCGTGACTTTATGTGTGTCAAAAAACGATGTCCTGCTGACCATACAGAAGGCGTCTTCTTTCCCTGCTTGGCGTGGGGCGTCTCTTTATCATCGAGCGTGAGGGCGTCTGCTATGACCCTGTCGCCGTGTGCTTTCTTTGCCCCGCGTGCCTCTTGCACAAAATCAGACGGCCCTATCCCGCCGCCCGGATAATGGATATACATACGGGCTTCTTCTAATGCCTCGATGGAGCGGTTTATGTACCCGCCATGAGCGAGCTTCTCGTCATATATAGACAGCAATTCAGATTTGCTGCGTTCGCCCGTATGAAATCCATACTGCTGCGTTTTCTTATCCGTTACATTGCCCTCAGCCTCACGCCGGTAATAGTAGGGATACAGGTAATTCTTGACTAGAATTCTCCCTATGTCCCATCCTGGGCCATTATTTTCCCACTTGATAAACGGCAGTTTGCGGGGCAAAGAGCCACCAACCCAAAGAGCAACGGCAACAATTATCTGGGCAAAATCATACGGCGGCTGATTTGAGTCCACCCACTCGCCAATCTTTTCGCCAGACTCGATACACTTAATTGAAATCACGGAATTACTGGCCCCT